CCCCGCCGCGCCCGCCAGTGCTTGAGGTTGCAAAGGTTCGCTCAATGTTTCACGTGGAACAATAGCGCCCTTGAGGTTGCCCCCAGTACCTACAATGTAAGCAATACCCCCAGTGCTGGGGGCTCCCCCCGCCCCGCCGCCTCCCTAAGTAAGTAAGCGCTAACTAACTTTGGTAGCCCCTGGGCCATCCCCCCGACGGGGTGCGTTTTCGCGGCGGCCCGCCCGCCAAACTGCGCATAGTTACAATCCTTTACCTACATTGCATGTATATCGCTAAGTGCTTGTAGTCACCAAGAGTTCCGCTATACTGACCCTCATGTCACTATCTAACGAAGCTATCCTCAAGGCCATCAGCACCGACAGAGCGCTCGGTTCAGCGATGTTGTTCAACCATCGGCACCGTCAGGCTTCGCCACCGTTCCATATTTCAATCATGGATTTGTGGGCGAGTGCCGATGAGAATGTGTGTATCGAGGCTTTTCGAGAAGGGGCAAAATCCACACTCTCGGAAGAGTTCTTGTTGATGGAAGCGGGATTTGCCAACTTTAAGTATTGCTTGATCTTTGGTGAGACCTACACCAAGGCTTGCCAACGACTCTCAGCAATCAAGCATGAGATTTTGACCAACGGGAAATTAAAGCAACTGTTTGGGGATTTGAAGGGAACAGTTTGGGCTGAGAACAAAATCTTATTTACAAACGGGGTACTTCTTGAGGCTCACGGTTGGGAAGAGGAAATTCGAGGCTACAAACACTTTGACATGCGCCCTGACCGCGCTTACCTTGATGACATTGAAAATTCGGAGTCGGTGCGCGATACGTTCACGGTAGATAAGAACTGGAAAAAGATTCACCTCCAGCTTATGCCTGCCATGGACAAAGAGTTTGGGAAGATCCGAATTACTGGCACACCGCTGGCTGACGATTGTTTGATCACACGGGCGCTTAATTCCCCTAGCTGGGTAAGTGCAAAGTTTCCGATCTGTGACCGTGATATTGATGACCCAGCCGCCCAGTCACTGTGGCCTGACCGTTACCCGATGGAATGGATTAGGGAAAAGCGGGATCAATACGCCAGAGAGGGCATGCTGCGGGAATTTATGCAAGAGTACATGCTGATCGCGGCAGGTTCTCAAGGTAAACCGTTTACTGAAGAAATGATTGCGGTAGCGGATATCGCGCCCACCACGTACAGTCCCAAGGTTGTGATCATGGACCCGGCGCGTACTGTGGAAGTGAAAAAGTCTGACCAAACGGGTACCGTCACTGTGTCCCGAATGGGGACAACAATCTACGTTCATGAGTCCGGTGGTCATTATTGGCAGCCGGATGAGATCGTGCGGGGCGCGTTTGAAATGAGTGAGCGCCATGGGGATGCCGAAGTGGTCATTGAGAAAAACTCATTGGATGACTGGCTCTTGCAACCAATCCGCGCCCACTCGCTTACTACGGGTAAACACCTAGATATTCGCCCAATCAACGCCCCACAAGATCGGGATAAAGCGCAGTTCATCATGGGATTGCGTCCGTTTTTCATTGCGGGGGACATTATCTTGGTTGGTGGCCGCGCTAAACACCAACAGCTCATTAGCCAGATTTTGAACTTCCCATCAGGTAAGCGAGATATCTTAAACGCCTTGGCCTACTCACTTCGAGTGTTCTCTGGGGTGCCGGTCTATGGTGACTTTGGCCAGGCAAACATTGTGCAAGACGCAGAGTTAAATCGCCGTGACGCATTGCTTCTGGCTTGCAACGCTTCGGGCACTGAAACCACAGCATGCTTGGTGGCGGTCAATGGCCGTAACCTTACAGTGCTGGCCGACTGGGTGTCACCATTGATGCCAAACGATGCCATCCCCGATGTGGTCGCTTTGATTCGAGCGGTCTATCCTGGGCGTAAAGTCACGACTTGGGTACCGGCCGATGTGTACGATCAGGTAGGGCGAAACCCATTGATCAGTGCGCTCAAGTCATCAGGATTTACCCCTAATCGGGCTGAGAACGCCATCATGAGCAGGTCGGCGCTCAGCCCCATGATCCGTACTGAAATGAATGGGCGGCGCATGTTTCAAGTCGATGATCGCGCTGAAAACACATTGAAGGCGTTGTCGGGCGGTTATCACTGGCCAATCAAGTCGGGTGGTGAGCGCGGAGCTGAACCGCAAAGAAATTCAGCAAAAACATTAATTGAGGGTTTAGAGGCATTGACCTTTGCTATGAATCAGCCTGATAATCGGTTATCAAAGACAAGTGCAAATGCTGTAAACTCCACTGGAACCCCTTACTTGAGCGCTTTACCTAAACGATAATGGCTAAAAAGAAACCTGAAATCCAGAAAGTCGATAGCCCAGCAATCGAAAAAGACAGCGTTGAGAAAAAGGACGTAGAGAATTGGGCCGATAAAAAGGACTCAGATATTTACGAAAAGTGTGAAGGCTTTTACAAAACCATCCAGCAAGCGTATAAAAATCGTGAAGAAGCAAATGAAGCCATCGTTGAATATTGGAACATCTACAATGCTCAACCTGATACAAATCAACAGTATGTGGGTAATTCGCGCTGTTATATTCCGGCCGTACGTGACGCTATTAACGCTCGTTCAAAGCGTGCTTTAAAACAGTTATTCCCCAACAAATACACCCACGTTGAAGCGGTCGGTTCTGATCCACAAACACCGGGACCACAGTTATCGCTTCTCGAGCATTACATTCGCAGCACTAATCTCAAGTCGGTTGTTCGTTCGATCTTGATCTCTGGCGATGTGACCGGCCAATGGAGCCTATACATCGATTGGAAGCGCAATTACAAAACAATTACGGATTTCATTCAGCGTAACCCTGTCCTGGAAACAGTTGATGGTGAAACGCTTGAGATGGAAGATCCAACAGATTTGGAAGAGTCTGAGCAAACCAAAGAGATTTTAGAAGAGGGTCCAGATATTGTGGACGTGGCCACAGAAGATTTAGTGGTGATTCCTCCAACTTCAGCAAGCGTTGAAAAAGCCGACATTACTTGCATCAAGCTGCGCATGTCCAAAGACCAAGTGCAAAAGATGATTGATGAAGGTATTTTCTCATTGGATCTTGAAGCCAAAGGTGAGCTCTCTTCTTGGATGAGCGATCGCAAAGGAAGCGAACATTCAAACCCACAGAAGGCTCGTACTTCTGACGCTGGTGTTAAAACTGAAGGCACTTTTAAATACGCTTTGATCTATGAGGCGCACGTTCGCCTTGAGTTTGAAAAGGGTAAAAAAGAACTCGCCTACGTTTACTATGCTGGTGAAAATGAAATTATTGGCATTATCAAAGCTCCACAATGGGGTCAAAAACGTCCTATTCTTTCAGCTCCAGTAGATCGTTTGAGCGGATCGTTTAACGGTATATCCAAGATTGAAGCCGTCAAGTTCTTACAGTGGAACTTAAACGACTTTTGGAATATGGGTCAAGACTCAGCGATGTACTCATTGCTCCCAGTGGTAATGACCGATCCTGAAAAGAATCCAAACTACGCCATGATGGTGTTTGGTTTAGCTGCCGTGTGGCCGGTTGATCCAAACTCCACCAAATTCCAATCCTTTCCGCAATTGTGGAAAGACTCGGTTCAAATGTGTGGTGCGATTGAAGCGCGCATTCAACAGTCCTTAGAGTCTAATGAAGCGATGATGGGTAAACAGTCTGGCAAGAAAAACGCTCAGGCTATTGGCGCCCAAATGCAAGAGCAATCCGTAGCGATTGTCGATCACGCTGAACGCTTTGAGGAAGAGATACTAAACCCATTGATGGAGCGATTCTTTGAATACGATTGCCAATTCCGTGAAGATGATATTTCTATTCTAAACATTGGTGAATTGGGAGTTAAAGCTACTATGCAAGAAGTACCTCCAAATCAATGGGGTCAACGTTACTTCTTCCAATGGACCGGCACTTCATTCGTAATGAACATGCAGCGCATGCAGCAACAGATCGCCACCATGAACGTATTGCGTGGTATTCCACCGCAGCAACTTAACGGTCGTCGCCTTGACATTACTCCAATACTTGACACTATGGTTGAGAATGTCTTTGGCCCAGAGTTGGGTAATCAGATTTTGATTGATGATCGCAACAAGTTCACGATTGCTCCTGAAATTGAAGATGAGATGATGGTTAATCATATTCAAGTTGATGTTCATGAGGCAGATGATGATGCTGAGCACATTAAGCAACACGCTCAAGCGGGTCAGATGTCTCAAGATCCAACTGGTATGATTCGCGCCCATATTCAAAAACACATTGAGCAGTTGCAGAAAAAACGTCAAATGGCGGCACCGCAACAACCTCAAGGTCAACAAGGTGTTCCAGGTGGTTCAGGTCCCGGTGTAGCCGGAACTCCACGCATGGGTGCTCAACCGCAAATGCCGCGCCCTGGCCAACAACCCCCTGGTGCGATTCATCCTGACGTAATGCCTGGTGGTCAACCTAGAGGTTAATCATGGGAACAAATCAACAAGGCCATCCTAATCGCCAAATTTATATTGGTTTTGATCCTAATACTTTAGACTCAGCCGCGCCATACGTGGCTAATGGTTTGCTCAGTATTGCGTCTTATGTTTACAACTCAAGTACCCAAACTTGGGTACCGGCCACTCCACAATTGTCTGAAACCCAATTTAGTTATTTGAATTGGGTTGCCACAGCTAATGGCACAGGTTATGTTACTAACGACTATTTGCAACAGATCGATGAATATAATGTCAATGTTGTACCTGCTCAATATTTAGGCACTACTTGGCGTAACATTAGCCAAGGTACAACTTTAAGTTCAGCTCCAACACCAGGAACCTATATTCCTGTTAGTTCAATTATTAGCACTGTTAGCGTTAATAACTTTCCAGCAGTTCAAGCCATTAGTGCAGCCTCTTTACCTTTACCAAGTGGTGCAGCAACATCAGCGTTGCAAACCACGGGTAATGCCTCATTGGCTTCAATTGCCACAAGTGTTGCTGGAATGGGCGGTATTCAAAACACATTGATTGCTGGCCAAAAAGCCATTGCAACTACAGGTACAGCCGTTCAACTTGGTACAGGCGCGTTGGTCAATGGTGTGACTATCACTGCCAACATTAACAATTCAGCACCTATGACAGTTGGCCCAACTGGAGTGACCAACACTCAAACTGGTTCAGGTAATGGGTACATACTTCAACCTGGCGCCTCAATGTCGTTTTCAATCAGTAATCTATCTCCAATCTACTTGAACGGAACGGCTGGCGACTTCGTATCGTACACCGGCAACTAACATGCTTTTACCGATTCCGTCACCGGCCCCAGGTGTTGTAATCAATGATGACACCTCGACCGCTTCAGTACGCTATCCCGTCTTTGCTGCGATCACTAACGGTCAAGCGGTAAAAGAATACGTCTCATCTTCAAAGCTGTATTACACACCTAGCACTGGTGTTTTAAATGCTACTGGGTTTGCAGGTGCGGGTACTGGTCTTACTGGTACTGCTGCGAGTTTGTCAATTGGTGGCAATGCTGCCACGGCAACTTTAGCCACTGCTGCCACCAACTTAGCTGGCGGTGTGGTCAACAATATTGCTTATCAAACTGGAGCAGGCGCAACAGCGTTTATTACTGCCCCATCGATCAGTGGATCGTATTTGCAATGGACTAGCGTTGGTGGATTTGCTTGGACTGCATTTAATGGAGTCACTTCGTTTAGCGCTGCAAGCACTGGTTTGACTCCCAACTTGGCCACTACAGGCGCAATCACATTGGGTGGAACTTTAAGCGCGGCATACGGTGGCACTGGTGCCAATACATTGACTGGCTATGTGTATGGTAATGGCACTGGGGTAATGACCGCCGCAACCACTATTCCTAATACCGCAATTAGCGGTTTAGGTACCATGTCCACGCAAAATGCAAGCGGTGTGGCCATCACAGGTGGTTCAATCAACGGTACATCGATTGGTGGGTCCGTTGCTTCAACTGGAGCATTTACTACTTTAGGTGGCACAACTATTACCGCTAGTACGCAGTTTAGTGGCCCTGGCACTGGATTAACTGGTACAGCAAGTTCGTTGTCTATTGGTGGCACTGCAGCACTAGCAACATCATTAGCTGCTGGATCAACATACTCAATACCGTATCAGAGCGCTGCTGGAACTACTGCATTTTTAGCCGCTGGAACATCAGGGTCAATTTTAATGACCTTGGGTTCATTTTCTGCTCCAATTTGGACAAGTGCTGCGGCACTTAGCGTTGCAAGCGCAAATAATTTAGTTGGTGGTAATTCAGGCTATGTGCCTTATCAAAGTGCGGCAAGCACTACCGCTTTTGTAAGTGCTGGCACTACCGGCCAAGTATTTACTTCAGGTGGTACTGGGGCCCCAACTTGGACAGCACAATCCGCATTATCAGTAGGTACTGCAACCAATGTGGCTGGAGGTGCAGCTAACCAAATCCATTATCAAACTGGAGCGGGAGCAACCTCATTTATAACGGCTCCGACAGTATCGAGCACTTTCCTTCAATGGAATGGTAGTGCGTTTGTATGGGCTGCTGGTGGTAGTGGAACCGTTACTTCTGTGGCCGCTTCAGGTGGCACAACCGGATTAAGTTTTACTGGATCACCAATTACAACAAGCGGCACATTGACCTTAACTGGCACTTTAGCTGTAACCAATGGGGGTACTGGATATTCCACAGGTATTCCAACACCACAAGTAACCGTTTACACAAGCGGTAGCGGAACTTATACGGTACCGGCTAATTGCCGTTATTTATATGTAAAAATGGTTGGCGGTGGCGGTGGTGGCGCTGGCGGTAACAATGGTGGAAATGGAACTGCTGGTGGAAATACCACTTTTGGAAGTTCATTTTTAACTGCTGGTGGTGGCGGTGGTGGTTATATAGCGGCTAATGGTATTGTTGGCTCTGGTGGAACTGCAACTATTGGTTCAGGAGCAACAGGAATAGCTATAGTAGGTGGTCAAGGAACTGGTGGAACAGGGCAAAGTGCTGCAACAGGTGGTTATCAGGTTTCTAGTGCTGGCGGTAATAGCGCATTAGGCGGTGGTGCTGGTGGTCAAGAAAATCAACCAGGAGCAAATGGAGCACCAAATACTGGTGCTGGTGGTGCTGGTAGTGCTGGCACAGTAGGTATAGCCAATGTAGGCGGAGGCGGTGGTGCTGGTGGATATATTGAAGCCTACATTACAACATTAGCAGCTTCATATTCTGTTGCTATTGGTGCTGGTGGAACAGGCGGAGCTGCTGGAACCTCATCTTATGTTGGCGGAAATGGTGGTGCTGGATTAATTATTGTTACTGCTTTCTTTTAAGGAAAAATTATGACTTTAATTAGACATTGCATTGTCGATACAACTACCAATACAGTATTCAGTATTATTGAATATGAAACTGTGCAAATAGGAGTTCCTCCAGGTTTAGAATCAACATTATTGTGTATTCCAAGCGAAACAGGACAAATTGGTGGAACTTACGCTAGTGGGGTAATTACAAACCCTCCCGCCCCAGCAATACCAATTTTATAAATTTAGTTGACCGATTCGTCATTAGTGCTAAACTAAAGCCTGACTATCTTTCAACCAAAGCTACAGGGGCACACCATGTTTAGTTTTCAAGATTTAACGCAAACCGACGTACAAAATATTATGGCTGGATTAATGGAGTTGCCTGCCAAGTTTGCTAATCCTGTATTGCAAAAGCTCGATGCTCAGTTTCAGATTCAAATTGTTGCACAACAACAGGTAGCTGAAATAAAAAAGCCCGATCCCGCGCAAGATCAAGACGTAGGAACCGAAGCCACTAGCCCTTCAGAGGAAAAAGATCCTAACGCTGGATGGCCACCAGTAGTATGAAAGTAATTCACACAAACGAAAATATGATTGCTCGGTCCCTTAGTTTCCTGTGGTGGAAACGGATTTATTTAGGGGCACGGTATTGGAAGCTGTTAAGATCACAGAAAGACGCAGTTCTAGCTCATGAGGAAGCGCATTGCAAGTTTCATCACTCAGAGTTAAGATTGCTTACGTTGTTGTTTTGCCCAGTTTTAATTAAGTTGGTTTGCCATAAAACCGAATTTGTAGCAGATCGATACGCCGCAAATAAAGGATTGGCAGGGCCATTAATACAAGTGCTTAGTTTTGATCGCGAAGAGGATTGGCTTTACCCCTGCAACGCAGATCGTCGCAAAGCCTTGGAGGATTATGAGTACACTCGCATGGCACCCGTTAAGTGCTAATCTCGCCCGTTCGGCGTAACCGACCAAAGGAGTAAGAAGTATGTGGAAATTGTTAATGAGTTATTTAATGTTTATGCTGGCAGTTCTCTCGCCAGGTGTAGATGATCCTTTTGGTGATGACACTCCACCAGATGACGATGTACCGCCAAATGATGATGACGCGCCGTCAGATAATGACGATGATGACACTCCAGACGATGACGATACACCACCAACTGATGATGACATTCCCGCCCCACGTCAAATGACACGGGCTCAAAAAGACATCATTGAAACCCGTAAAAGAGCACAAGACGCAGAAGCTAAATTGGCTCAAGCGCAAGCTGAATTGGAAGCCGCTCGTCGTCAACCTTCACAGTCATCCAGCGTACAGAATACGGAAGAGCAACGTGTTTGGCAGCAAGAAGAGGATGTTTTACGTAACCCTGATTCAACTGATTGGCAGAAATACGCCATTCAAGCGAACCGTCAGGCCCGTGCAGCTAACTCTAATTCACAAAATGCCTTACGCCGCGCAGAAGATTTAGCAGATCTAACCAAGTTTGAGCAATTGGCGGTTGCAAAACCAAAGATGTTCAATGCTTATAAAGATAAAGTTGAAGCTGAATTGTCCCGACTTCGTGCGAATGGAAACAATGCACCACGCGAAGAATTACTCGCATTGCTCATTGGACGTGATTTACGTGATGGCAAGTTGAAAGCTGGTTCAAGCACTCCACCCAAAAAAGGCGGTGCTGGACGCGGTACTACGCCGGGAGCTCGATCTGATGTCCAAAGTTCTGGAACAGGCCGATTGACCGATGCTGAAAAACGTGCGAAGCGCCTTGAAAATATTCGTATTTAAAGGACTTATCATGAAACTCGTAACATTACTTAAAAGTTTACTTAGCCCGGGCGTGACAAACTACTCTCCTGGCGCCGGTGGTCAAACTATCGCCAACGACATTGAATTGCATATTCAAGACGAAGTTTTACGTCTTGCGCGGCGTCAATTAGTTGCTTATCAATTCGGTCAACCACTGCGTATTGAAAAAAATACTGGTGTGACATACACGGCTACTCGTTATGAGCGTTTACCGTTGCCATTCGCGCCATTGTCCGAAGGCGTACCTGCTGCTGGTGAGTCGATCTCGATCGCTCAAGTTAGCGCAACCGCTCAGCAATGGGGTGACTTGGTTCGTGTGACCGACGTTGCAGATATGACTATCAAACACCCATTGTTTAAACAAGCAATTCGTTTGATCGCCTTGCAACAACCTGAAACCATTGAGCGTAACGTTCTCAATATCCTCATGACTGCAACTCAAGTCAACTACGCAAACGGTAAGGCCAACCGCGCCTCATTGTTAGCTACTGACGTGAATAGCCCAGTTGAAATTGGTAAGATCGTCGGTGCTTTAGAGACCTTCGGTGCTCCAACTTTCATGGGTGATGAGCGTGAAGATATGAAGATCGACATGGACGGCAAAACTAAAGCTAGTAATAGCCCAAGCGTGATGCCTCACTATGTTGCATTGGTTCACCCATTAGTCGTTCAAGATTTACGTCAAAATAGCACTATTGCTACTGCGTGGTCCTACTCTGACATCAATCGTCTGTATAACAGCGATTTGGGCGAATGGGGTGGAGCACGTTTTTGCAAATCCAATATGATTCCTTATTGGACAGGTGTTGCTGCCGTTAGCGGTACAGCTTCATCTTCAGGCGGTACATTAGCAACTGGTACGTACTATGTTCAAGTAACTGGTGCTCCTGCTGCTACTTCCGTTGAGCAAAAAATCTATCAAGTGTCTGGTTCAATTTCTGTGACAGGCCCAACAGGCTCAATCTCAGTAACCGTTCCAACTTTGGCAGGTTATGTATTTAACGTTTATGTTGGTACTTCTGCTGCTCCTAGCAACCTTGGTCTATCTGCTTCTGGTCCTACTTCTGGTCCTTTAGCCGGTAATGCAACTCAGTTGACCTCTGGCTCAACCGTTGTGATCACAGGTGTTGGCGCAGCTCAAACTCCTCCTGCTGCTCCTGCAACTGGCGTAACTGTATTCCCAACTTTCTATTTTGGTACAGACGCTTACGGTCAGGTGTTGCTCGATGATGTTGAGTACCACTATTTGCGTGATGCAGACAAGTCCGATCCACACAACCAGACTCGCGTTGTTTCATGGAAGATGATGTACGGCACTATCATCCTGAACAATGCTTATTTGGCTCGTACTGAATCGGGTAGCGCATTTACACCAGGCTACACTGCTGGTACAGCGGCCGAGTAATATTTAGTCGGTCATTAGGGGGAGGGCAACTTCCCCCTTTTTAACTAAGGAGTAAGAGCATGAATCACGAAGTTACCTACCGTTCTTTTGGCTGCCCTGATGACAGAGACATTGCCCCTGTTCAAGAATCCCCAGCAGTTGAAGCTGAGACACAAGAATCCCCAGCAGTTGAAGCTGAGACACAAGAATCGGAAGAAACACTTGCTACGAACGCCCCTGAAGGTGTGGATAAAGCCCCAGCTTTGCCAGTAGATGAATCACCTGCTGAAGAAGCCCCTGAAGTACAAGCTGCTCCAACTGAGGAATAATCATGAGTGAAGCTAAAAAGAATTCAGAGTTATCTTACGAAGAGTTACAGGCTCAAATTGCCGATCTTGAAAAGAAACTCAAAGTAGAGACTAAAGCTCGTTCTGAAGCCGAAGAATTAGCTTCTGCTGTGGCTCAAGCTGGTCAATTTTCTGCCAATACTGAAGAGCAACCTACTGGTAAAACAATTACCCTTAGCGTTTGTTTGAACCCTGGCGAAAAAGATGAGAAAAAATTGAAGTGGAAAGATGTGGAATACCCAACATATTTCTACACAATTCAACTACCGGCCGGTGCTGGGTTGGATTTGACCACAAACGGTATTGCTTATTATCATGGTCAAACCTATGAAGTTGATCCAATGACATTGGTTGATTTAAAGAGCCGTGTAGCTCGTTGCTGGGATCATGAGAAGTCAATCCATGGCGACAATGAAAACGCTTACCGTAAGCCTTTGGGCGGGTCTTTGATCAGTCCCGCAGCTAGAGCGCGTGGTGCTCGTTAATGGCTACAAAAATAGCCAAAGTCGCAATTAAAAAACCCTCCGGTAAGGTAGCTTCCGAGCCGATGGGTTTGCGACATAAAGATTTGCAAACTTCGGGTAAACGCGGATTTGTCACAACTGATGGTAAATTTGTCGGGCGCACCGAAGGCGCAAAAATAGCCAATAAGGCAAAACAGACCAAAACCCCTGTCTCTAGGCTTCATTCAGAGGATTTGAAAGCATACAAACCAAGGAGTAAGAGTAAATGAACAAAGCTGATAACGTAATCGACGAATCCCAAGTAGCCGTAACAGGCAACTTCACATTGACTGCTAATTTGCCAAATGGCAAAAATTTTAGCGTTAGTGGCTATTTGTACTCTGGTGAGTCTATGGAGTCCATTAATGACCGTGTGGACATTTTGCATGATGTGGTTGACCGCCAACGCACACGTGCTGAAATTCCAGAATTGGAAGCTAAACGCGATCAAATCGTTACTGCAATGGGTCAAATGAAGGATGTATTGGCTTCATTGGACGTAAAACAGAACATTGAAGGTAAGAAATTAACTTCGCAAGAGAAACTTACCATTGAGAATATGCAGCGTAGTATGGTTAAAGCCCAAGAAGATGTAGAAAAAGGTGAAAAAGCCATTAAAGATGCTAAACTCAAGGCTGGAATTAAACTCTAAAGATCATGTCAATTACCGCAGCCCAAATCGTAGCTGACGCATGCGCAATAGCCAAATGCCCTGGATTTACTTCTCAAGGTGGCCGCGCATTGAATCTTGTCCTCTCCGATTTGGTGTTGCATCGTAATTTAAAAGTCAATTTAGTCAGTACGACCATTAATGTTGTGGCTAACAGTAATGGTCCTTTTAATTTAGAGTCCGATTATTTACGCACTTATGAGCTGATGTATTACATTGAAGATCAGCCATATTTCTTGCAACCATCTAATCGCGCCCAGTTTGACTCTGAGCCAAATAAATCCACAACGTCAAATTACCCATACGAATGGGCGACTGATTTGTCCCCCGTGGCTAATGGTGGTCTTGGATTACTTTATATTTACCCTCAGTCAAATCAAAATTTAAGTATGAACCATCGCTATATGGTTCAACGTCCAGACATTACAACTCCTGAAACTAGCTCAAGTATTCCTTGGTTTGCCGATCAAGATTACTTGGTTCATGCCACAGCAATGCGATTAATGCGTATTACTGACGATACGCGGTACGATCGTTTTGTAGCCGATTGTGAACGCATGCTTGAAGTTCATTTATTGACTGAAGGTGATGAGCAACAGGTAGTTAAAGAAGTAAAGCTAGATCCGCGTCGTTTTAGAACTGCTGGATCACTCCGACCAACGAAACTTGACCCGTGGTAGATCATGGGTATTCGCGAAGGTAGGCCCGTCAGATTTACGCCTATTGGCCTAGCTGACGCATTTGATGCAACAGACAAGTTTTTAGGATCTTGTCGCAGTTTGCAAAATTTAGTATTTGATCAATCCAATCCCTCTTGCGTCATTCCGCGCCCAGGAGTGGGTACAGCCTTTACGTCGTTTGCTGGGTTCACATCACCAACTTTTGTTTCATGCCAAGTGGTTGTTGGTAACTATATTTTTGGAATGGTTTCAACTGGCTTGACTGCGGGTCACGATCAGCCATTTTGCTACAACATGACGACTAGTTCGTTTGTGACGATTTCAAACGTAACTTCGGGTAATTCTGAAGGTAGGCCCACTTCACCGGCTACAAGTGGCCCGTGGACACCGCCAACAATGGCGGTAATTGGAATAAAAGTCATCATCACTCACCCTGGGTATAGTGGTACCGGCACTAATTTCTTTGGTGTGATCGACATTACCAATCCTGCCGCTCCCGCTTACAGCACAATGAATACGACCACACATGGATTACCTAGTGTGCCGACATACGTTGCCAACTTTAATAACCGCGCTTATTTTATTTGTGGAAACGCTGTTTATTACAGCGATGTTTTAGTGCCAACTAGCATGACTAATGCTGGCCAAGCGCTCACTATTGGCGACACATCCAATTGCACAGCTTTATCAGGCTTGCCAATTCAAACTACCACTGCCGGTGTTGCGGCCGCATTAATCGTATTTAAAACTTCCCAAATTTGGCAGATTACAGGTGACGCAGCTATTTCAGGCTCTTTATCTTTGAATTACTTGTCATTAAACGTAGGTAGCGTAGCGCCTAGATCAGTCCAACCTTCACCAATTGGCACCATATTTGTATCTCAAGATTCAGCTTATGTGGTCAATCCTTTGGGCGCAGTAATTCCATTGTCAAATCAATTGGGGTCATTTAACGCAACTTCAGACATTCGTCAGCCATTTAACTATTGCACTCAACCAACTAGAGTATCAGCAGCTTATTCAAATGGTATTTATCGGATGTGCATACTTACCATTATTGATGGTAATGTGACCACAAATGATTATTGGTTCGATACTAAACGTATGCGTTGGAATGGCCCGCATACGTTTATTTACGATACAGCTTCTTCGGCTGGCGGTAATTTTGTGTTATCTGGTGCTGGATCGGGAGCAAAATTGTTTTACAGCTATACGGTACCTAGCACCAATACTGTTTATAACGACAATGGGGTAAGCTATTTGATCGATTTAAAAAGCGCTGATTTTCCTAATACTGGTGAAATGGCGATGAATCAGATCATAGAGTCCACTATAGCTCTGGCTTCATCTGGCGCTTCTCAAAACTTTAGCGTTTCTGCTTTTGACGATGCTGGCAATTGCATTACTAGCACCAGCGTTAAAACAAACCCTAGTGGGGCCTTATGGGGTTCTAATTATTGGGGAGACGGGTTATTGTGGAAATCATCGCTGGTTCGACCACAAACCTATTTACTTGCATGGCCAATTCCAATAGTATTTAACCGAATTGCAATTGAAATAGTTGCTACTGCGGCATCGGGTGTGGCGATTGATAGCTTTTTTGCAAGAACCCAAAAAACTGGCTATACACTTCAAAGTTAAGGTTTCATTATGTCAATTATCGGAAGTTTTCCAACCACTCTTGCCAACGGTCAACCCGAAGATGCAACCCAAGTAATGTCACTTTTTAGTTGGATTCAAAGTCAAGTAAACGGCAATGCTTGCGCTGCTACAACAACTACTAATGTTCTAAAGGGTGACGGTTCGGGTAATACAACCATGGCCGTGGCTGGAACAGATTACGTAGTTCCAAATTCAGATTATTTGGCAATTTCAGGTACGGCCAACGTTTATTCGGGTAATTATCCAGGATTAGTCGCTTTAGTTGACGGATTAAAATTAAGATTTAAAACAAATTTAGCAAATACCGGCGCTTCAACTTTTAATCCAAATTCCTTAGGTGCTAAACCAATCGTTGATTACAAAGGAAACGCTTTAGTTGGTGGTGAATTAATATCAAATGGAAATGCTGAATTAACTTACAACTCGGCGTTCAATAGCGGAAATGGAGCATGGGTTCTTAATTTACTTGAAACCCAGTTGGCCATTTTCTTAGGTACCATGTCCACCCAAAACTCTAATGCGGTGTCCATTACTGGAGGTACTTTAAGTGGCGTGGTTATCAATGGCGCATCAAGTATTAATACTTCAATGCCAATTTTTGCAACTAGCCCCAATAGCGGAAGCTCAGGCGGTGTAGTTGTTAAGCAAAACGCTAGTGGTGGTAATTGCTATATTCAATTTACAAATAATGCCGTTAGCTCAGAATTTGGTGATCTAAGTGTTAGCCCTGGTGGAGTGATGAACTTTACTGCGCCAGGTGGATTAACTCTTAATAATGTACCCATAATTAAAGGTCTTGGTCTTGGGGGTGAAATTTGGCATGGTGTATCTAAGTCTTTTAATACGACTTATACAAATTCCAATTCTTATCCAATAATGGTGTCAATTTGCTGGGCTGATCCAAGTGGTGCCGGCACTGTTTCAGTTGTTATTAATGGCAGCACAACAATTATGGCGCAAGGTGACACTAGTAACGCTTATTCGTACAGTTTTATTGTTACTCCAGGTACGACTTATATTGTTAATGCTAGTGGTACTGCTTCTCTAAGTAGTTGGGCTGAACTCTTTTAATCATGAATACTCCTAATAAGTCCCCTTCTTTGTCAGACGAAGCCATTATTGAATTGGCGGTTGATTCAGCCATTAAAAAGACTTTTGCAATTCTTGGTGTGGACATTGACAAACCTGAATCAGTTGAAGCGTTTAGAGAAGATTTACGTTTTGGTCGAAAACTACGAAAAATGTCCGATCACGGGTCAATGGCAATGGTGACAGTCGTTATTGGCGGTCTTTTGTTAGCTCTTTGGTACGGTATTAAAGCTGCAGCATCAACAAAAATATGAACCTTTACCCACATTGGCGAACTATTTTACGTAAAGCGTGGTCTCTCAAATTTGGAGCCGCGGGGATATTCTTTACTTGTTTAGGTGCAATTTTGCCAATGTATGACTATAAGTTTCAAGGTCATGAAAACCTATTTGCTGCACTTACCGTTATTTCTATAGCTGGTGCGATGATCTCCCGCTTGGTGGCACAGCAAGATGTTTGAGCGCACTAAAACCGCCGCTTTATCACTTACTGCCGTTGGCCTAGTAACACTTGCGCTTAATGAAAACTATGTACCAGTGGCTACTGCCCCCGTCAAAGGGGATGTGCCTACTTATGGCTTTGGATCAACTGGACCGGATATTCACAATGGGGATAAGATAACCCCACCTAAAGCACTTGAGCGTACCCTTAGAGATATTCAAAAAGACGAAGCCGTGATTAAGTCTTGTGTCCACGTTCCATTGGCTCAAAATGAATATGACGCGTATGTCGATCTTGCCTACAACATTGGCACAGGGGCTTTTTGTAGCTCGACGCTTGTAAAAAGGCTTAATTCTGGTGACTACGCCGGTGCTTGCCGTGAAATTCTAAAATGGGATCAATTTAAGGGTAAACCTTTAGCTGGGCTTACAAAACGCCGTCAGCAAGAGTACCATACCTGTATTGGGGATCAAAATGCTAACCTCGCTTCAAATTAAGATTATTGGTATTGTTTTGGGTGTGGCTATCCTTATTGGAGGCGCTTGGGCCCTAGCCAATCATTTTGAAAATGTTGGATATCAAAAGCGAGTAGCGGAAGATACCGTTCAACTTAATAAAGATTTAATTGCAGCAAAAGCCAAATCCACAGAACTTCAAGGTAAATTAGACAAGGCCCTATATGATCTCGCGCAAAGTAAAATCAATCTTGATAAAACTACTTCCTATAACCGCCTTGTTGTTAGCGGGTTGCGGGACCAACTCAATGCCTACAACGGCAGCCTGTCCAACAATTCCAGAGAAGCCCTCCAGAACCGAATCACAGCCCTCTCAACAGTGGTCCAAGAGTGCTCAAGTGAATATTCAACGTTGGCAGAGCATGCTGACAAAACCGAATTAGACCTTCAAACTATAGAAAACTCCTGGCCAAAATGATCTCAGCTATCACACATCACTTCTCAGATAACCTTTATGCTAAGGAAACTCACATTCCGGCAGGGCATGCGCTTATGCAACACAAGCATAAGTTCAGCCATTTATCGATTGTGGCTCAAGGTACTGTAGAAGTTACTGTGGATGATGAGACTAAAATTTATATGGCTCCTGCTTGTATTGAAGTCGAAAAAGGTAAAAACCATCGGGTTTTTGCTCTAACTAACGCTATTTGGTATTGCGTACACTCGACACCTGAGAAGGATGTGTCTAAAATAGACGAAGTTCTCATTCGCATTAATAGCCCCGAAGAAGAGGTATAACGTGCCACTCAAGAAAAGTTCAAGCAAACCCGCATTTAAAGAAAATGTGCGGAAAGAGGTACGAAGCGGCAAACCTGTTAAACAGGCTGTGGCTATAGCTTACTCGACAAAACGAGAAGCTAAGAAAAAGGGGAAATAACATGCCATGGATTCCAGCGGCAGTAATTGCAGGTGGTAGTGTTGTAGGTGGACTACTTGGTGGATCTTCATCTAATCAAGGTGGTTACAGTGGAGTTTCAGGTGCTTATACACCTCAAGGATTAACTGCCGCCGATACAGCTTGGCAACAAGAATTTGGTAATCAACAAAATACAGTTAATCAAACTGGTTCGACAGTCCAACCTTTATACCAGCAATCTCTTAACGCACAACAGGGTATTGATTACAGTCAATATTTGCAAGGCGCTCAGCAAGCAGGTCAATCCTATACGGGATTGGCTAATATGGCTGGGAATCAAGCTGGAATTTACGGACAGGCCGCTCAGACCGCTCAAGGTCAACAATCTAACCTTTACGCAAACGCCAATCAAGTGGCGCAAACTGCGTTTGATCCACAAAACGCTCTATACGCTCAAACTCAGCAACAATTGTCCGATCAGGTTAATGCTGGACAAGCTCAGCGAGGTTTAGGTATTTCACCTGTGGGTGGTAGTGAATACAACCAGGCAATGAGTAACTTTGACATTAATTGGCAAAATCAACAATTGGCACGTCAAACACAGGGCCTACAAGCTCAAGCTACTGGTAGTCAAGCTGGCGCACAACAAGGTACGTTAATGGGCGCTGACTTAGCGGCCCAATTATCAGCGCAAGGACAAGTTCCAACTTATCAACAACAAGCTGGTCAAGTGCCAACTACTGCCCAGCAGTATGTGGCTGGTCAACCTGCGGCTAACGCGGCTGCCTATCAAACTAATATGGGTCAACTTGCCAATTTATATGGAGGAGTTGAAAGTTCAGCGATTCCTTATATGAATGCTGGCGTTGGCGCATCTCAAACACAGCAACAATTTAACGCTCAACAGCAAGCCGCTGGTGCGGCCGCTGGTAGTCAATTGGGTGGAATGTTGGGTAATGTGGCGGCTTCAGCTTATGGTGCAAGTTCAGCCTATAACCCTAGCTCTTGGTTATCTTCATTGAGCTCACCAACTTTAGACACAAATTATTTAAGCAATAGCACAAGCGGATCTGGAACAAACTACCTTAATATGGGTGGTTCTGGCTACGGTATTGGCGGCTATTCTCCAACCAATTAAGGACAGATCATGTATCTAGGAAGTGTTCTTGGTGGCATAACTCAAGGTATGAGCAACCTACAGGTGGCTCAAGCGCAAGATCAAGCTATCAAAAAACAGCAATTTGACCTAGAACAACAACGTGCGACTAAAGCTAAAGAATTGGCATTGGCGCAGTATGGATCAGGTGTGGCCGGACAACTATTTGCTCCACCCCCAGTAAGTCAACCTCAGCCTCAAACTCCAATGCCGGGACAGGCCTCTCAGCCAATGGCTCCCCCAGGTGGAGGTCAACCACAAGTTCCAATGAATATGGATCAAAGTGGCCAACAAGGTATGGCGCCACCCGCTCCAGCTATTCCACCTTATCAAACAGTTCAAGGTGCTGCCGCGCAACGTCAAGCTGCACCACAACCCGCTCAACAGCAAATGATGGCACCCCCTTCAGTTGGAGCTCAATCACAGGGACAGGCTCAACCGCAGGGTCAACAAGGCGGTGAGATTACAGTTAATGGAATAATCAGCGCCCTTAGATCTCAAAATGTACCGCAAGAATATTGGATGGATGTGATCAACCAATACGCGCCAATCATGAACGCCCAAAACAAGCAAGAAGCCTTAATGCTCAAGCAACAACTTGATGTGGCTAAACTTGGCTTGCAAGAAAAAAATATTCAATCATTAGTTGATTACCGCGGTAAAAAAGCTGGTGGCGGCGGTGGTATGGGTGGTGGAATAGGTGCAACTGGTGTCTATGACGCAATGCCTGACGCTGAGAAAAAACGAGTTGATTTCTATGCCGGTCGCGCAATGAATGGTGATTACTCTTGGCGCACAGGTCTATCCCGTAATAAGGGTGGTGCTAATTTCATTAAGGCTGTAGATGAACGTGTGGCTGATTTATCCACGGAACAAGGAATTACTCCGGGTGAATCAGCGGCCGCTGGTGCAGAAGCCAAAGGTTTAGCCAAAGTTCTTGCTGATCGTCAGAAATACGTAGCTAATGCCAATCAGTTCTCTCAGACTATGAACGGTCAAATGGATATTGTGCTTAAGTCACTTGATGCTGGATCTGCTGGTGGTATTCCATTGATTAACAAGTGGAAAAATGCTACCCGCGAACAGATCCTTGGTAGCCCAGAGTTGACCACATTCGATAATGCGTTGACTGGTTTAGCCCGTGAACATGCTCGATTTGTGACCGGCTTAACATCAAATGCTCAATTGACTGCCGCAGCCACAAGTACTGGTGATCGATTGCTTAATCGCAATATGAGCCCTGAGCAGATCAAAGCCGCTATCAAAGAAATGAAAGACGAGCAAAAAGCTGCCGTTGCTGCTGGTAAAAATGAGGTTAACTCTCTAAAACAGCAAATTTCAACGGTTGGCCAACGCGCTAAAGGATCTACGGCCCCATTGGGTTCAGCAGAAAACCCTATTAAATTGGATTAATCATGCCAGTTTATGAATACCAAGGCCAACACTACGATTTAAGTGAGACTGACCCCTCTGCCGCTAAGGCAAAGATCATGGCTCATTTAGGCGAATCTACTCCCGCCACTCCAAAACAAGGAATGTTAGAGCGCGGGGCTAGAGAATTAATCGGCGCGGGTGAAACAGGGTTGGCTTTAGCTTCAGGTGTGGCCGCACCCGTGATTGGTCAAGTTGCGGCAATTGGCTCAGATATATTTGGTGGCCCGCCTAAAAAACCAGCTTGGAACCCGAATTGGTCAGACCCATCGATGTATCGTTCTGATAAGTCAAAAAAAGGTCCAGGTTTTTTAGGGCCATTGACAGGTAAAGGCGGTCAACTTATGACCGAATATTCAGTTGGTATGCCTATCAATGGCAAAGAAATGGACGTACCTACACTGATTCCAACTTTAACTCCACAAGAACGGGAGCTTATTTTAAATCAACCAAACCCTAAAGACATACCTAGCTCTATTTTTAGAAAAATAGAAGCTCATGCGAAACAAAGATTGGCTGAAGGTAAATCTGTATTTGCAACTGAGCAAGAATATAATGCGCCTGAATCTCGACTTGAAAGCCAAATGAGGGGCTTAGCCACTGGTGAAAAAGTGGCTCAAGCGCTTCAATATGAACCGCGTAGTGCTGAGGGGCAACGTAACATTCAAGCAATTGGGCGCGGTGCTGAAATGGCCAGTGAACTTGGCCGAAAAGTCACTGGCTCAGATATGCCATTACCTCCACTATTCCCAGAGCTAAGTGGGTTGGCTTCAGGTAAAGCTACAACTGCTGCCCCTAGAATTGGTGCGCAAGTTGAATCAGGTATGGCTCAAGTACCAAGTGTGGCTAAACGCGCTGGTGAACTCACAGGCCAAGGTATTCAAATGGCTAAAGAGGCTGGTGCTCCATTAGCGCAAAAAGCTATCTCAGCAATGACTCCTGAGATTGATCCATACAAATTGCAGACTTTTAGAAAAGCACATGCAATGGGTATTCCAGTTAGCCCGGCAATGTTGACTGACAATAAGTTATTCCAAATGGTTAACTCGATTGCTGAAAATACTCCATTATCGGGTAGTCCATTAAAACAACGCCAAACCTTATTTAATCAAAAATTGATTGAAACCATTGGTGGTGATGCTAAACGAACTGGCTTAACGCCTGACGTTTATAACGCCGCAATGGATGCTTCGGGATCTAAAATTGGATCATTGTCGTCTAAGTATAAGATTCCAAGATCCGCTGAGCTTGGCGATGGATTGAAAAACCTTAAAGCTGGATTAGAGTTTGAGCCAGATGAAGGTGTGGTCAAAGTGGTCAATAAATACGTTGATCAAATTGCCGATCTTGCAAGTAAGACTAAAGCTAAAAGCGGTAGAGCTTATATGGATGGCGAAGCCTTCCGTAAAATTCGCACCCAGGTTACTAATCAAATGCGAAAAACTACAAATGGTGACTTGCGAGATCAGCTAAATAACTTAAATGAATTGATGCTTGACACCATTGAAACTCAAATGAAACCCAATGATCTTGAGGCTTTCAAAAACGCTCGATCACAATATCGTAACGGTATATTGGTTCGCGATCTAGTCAACCCAGAAGGCGCTATTAGCCCTAGCGCTTTATCTGGCCGTATGCGAGCTACAGGTAATTTGAAAATGGACATGGCCCGTGATCGCGCAGGCGATCTAGGAGATCTGGCCAATATTGGTACTTTATTTATTAAAGAATCAGCCAACCCACTTGAAAAATTAGGGCCATACGGCACTGGTGGTTTAGGTGTTGGTATCGGTTCAGCAATGGGCGTTCCTGGTGCCGCTGCCGCTGGTGCGGGTGTACTAGGTGGTGCCAACCTCTATAATCGTGTGATTGCACCGGCGATTACTCAAAAATTATTAATCCCCCCACCATAAAAGAATCATGAGCAAAAGACTACTATTAATTGATCCCGCCTCTAACTGCCTCGATATGGCCCTTAGAGCCCAAAACGCCGGATGGGACGTTAAATGGTACGATGCTCCCCGTAAAGACGGTATGCCTCGTTTAGCTGGCAAGGGCATGATTGAAAAAATCAGCAACTTTAGTGAGATCACACGCAAATGGATGGATTGGGCTGACCTAATCTACCTACCCGACAATACTCGCTGGCTTGATATGTTAGAGCCGTATCGCCTTAAAGGTTATCCAATTCTTGCCCCTTCGGCTGAAGCTGCAAAACTAGAGACTGATCGCGATATTGGCCAAAAGGCCATGGCTAAAGCCGGTATTCCCATCATGTCGTCTAAAGCGTTTCATGACTACAACGACGCTATAGCTTTCGTTAAAAAGAACCCAGAGTTCTTGGTGTCTAAACCTTCAGGCGACGCCAACAAAGCGTTGTCATACGTGGCTTCAGATCCCGCTGATTTAATCTACATGCTTAGTCGCTGGGCTCAGCGTGATGATCTGCGTTCTGCTGCTAAGAAAGATGGATTTATTCTTCAAGAGCGCAAATACGGCATTGAAATGGCGGTAGGTGGTTGGTTCGGTCCCGGAGGCTGGTCTAAGTGGTTCTATGAGAACTGGGAATACAAGAAGCTCATGGACGGAGATTTAGGTGTGGCCACAGGTGAAATGGGTACGCTTAGCCGTATGACCAAGCGTTCTAAGTTAGCTGAGCAAGTACTACTTCCAATCGGTGAGACTTTGGCTAAGTTAGGTTACGTTGGCTACATTGATAACAATTGCATCATCGATAAAGATGGTCCTTGGCCAATGGAATGGACCATGCGTGATGGCTGGCCAACTAAGCATAACGTCACTGCTCACATCAAAAACGAAGATCCAATTCAATGGCAACTTGACTTGGTGAATGGCAAGGACACGATTGAGGCAATCGATAATGAGGTTTGCGTAAGTATCTTGATGGCGCTCCCAGACTTCCCATACTCAAAAATCACCAATAAAGATCTTTGCGGTATTCCGATCCGTGGCGCCGAAGATTATTTAGGTAAAGTTCATTTATCTGAAGTTATGATTGGCACCGCGCCCACAATGGTTGGCGATAAAGTAGTGGATTTACCAGGTTTAGTTACGGCCGGAGATTACACGCTGATTGTGACCGGCACTGGTGACAATATCACTGCTGCTCGTCGCACTGCCTACAACGCAATTAAAAAGATCAAGATCCCAAATAATCCGTTTTATCGCCTTGACATTGGCGCGGGTAGAATGAAAAAACAATTACCAGAATTGCATAGAATGGGTTACGCAAAGGGTTTGGAGTTCTAAATGGCTAGGGAATTGCTCCGTGAGGGGTTAATAAGTGAAGATACGATCAAGGCGGCTTTGAGCCAAGCCAAAGGCGATCTTTTCTTATCCTCTTGTTATTTGGGTGTGACCGCTAGGGAACTAGACGGCTACATTCGAGCTTCCGATACGCTTCAGGGATTTGTGGGCGCTATAGCCAAAGTTAAGCAAGATCCTGAATATCGCAAGATGAGCAATGAGCAGTTTTCAGATGAACTAGAGCGATTGACTCGCGCCTATCATCTTGAAGCCCTTGAGGTAATTCATGGTTTAGCTATGGAAGGTTCAACTAGCGCGGCTGGTAAAGAAGTCCAGCTTAAAGCAGCGATTGCACTTATGGGTAGCGCCCCTCAGAAAAAGGCTGACACTAGCCAGATGGCCACACTGCAAGAGCTTAATGAGCTATACAAGCAAAGTGCTCCGCGCATTAAGTCGGTTCGGATTCAGACGGCTCAAGTTGAGTTTCATCCTCAAAACACTGAACTAGTGGATATTCAGGTGCTTGATCAATAAGGTTTCGCATACGGAACCATTCGCCGCGCCGAGCATTGGCAATCGCATCAATCACAGGGTAGTCTAAAGGCTTATAGCCAGTGCGAATTACGTAAATATACGGATTGCGCTTAATGTAATTTTCGCGAACCAATCGATTCATAAAGCGGTTTTGACTAGGTAAACGCACCTGGCCAGGGAACAAATCCATTCGTAAGTAACGCTCATTATTAGGCATTGCTGGTGTGGCTAACAGCATATTGTAAAAGTAAAGAAGATCAGGATCTTCAGGCTCAATAATAGGTGTGTAGCAGTGATAGCGGTTATATACGTTATGTAACCCTCGACCATTAAGAATCGTGCGTAACTGGCGATCATCAATACCCGTAATTGCCTCGATCTCTTTTGCTTCAAATACGGCAACTTTATCTCTAGCTCTAAAACCTGAGTAATCTAATGCGGCCTCAAGCCTTGGCGGTAAATCTCGACCCATGAGGCATTGAATTAAAGTAAACAATGTGTAATGGACATTGCTAGTTGGGTTCTTGTATTCAATCGTGTGCTCATGGAGGTTCCAAGTTGGTGGCCGATAAATAACAGCTTCGCGTTCAATCTCAGAACTCAGTCGTTCAAACTCCATGCAAGCTAAAGGGGCTTCAGTAAATAATGCCGCCTCTGCTGCAATTTGTTGAGGGTTTACTGGAAAATGACGATACAAAAGCATGCCACCTTCTTCGCGCCAAAAATCAACGCTCTTTTGAAAAAATGGGTCCCATTCCCGAGCCAATACCATCGGTATGTCTTTGACTTCATTAAGGCGAAGTGGGATCTTGCGTTTATTCTTTTGAGTGCAATAAACCACAAAGCGATGGTTGCGCAAATACATTTCGCGTACTGCTAACTCCATGTGCTCAGTTTGATAAATATCAAGCATAGCCCACGTCATTAAGAATAGATTGCGCCTCTTTGATGTACCAGTCGTAGTTTATATCGGGTGGTAAAGCCGAGGGTAATTCCATTAAAGGAAAGGCCCCATCAGATCGAGCAACTTTATTGTTATTAGCTACATAGCGGATTGAACGCTCTTCATTTTTGCGATAGTACCAACGAACAGCTTTACCAAGATATTGCTCATCATATTTCGCTCCACCATTAACTTGGCGAATTGTAATGAACTTACGTACATCCGAACATCCCATAACTGTGGTGGGTATGGGAGTTCCAGCTTTTAAATATTCAATCACGGCTTCAACACAAATTGTATTAGTGGCGTTCTTTTGCATACCTGCTGGAGCGTAAAGACCTTTCAGTTTCACCTCCCCTTCAGGTTTGATCGCAATATAGTTGTTTACGTCCTTAGAGTACAAGGCGCGATAATTAGTTTCCTCAGTATTAAATCCTGTGATCATTTCCCAATAAGTGATTACCGCATTAAGGTCATCAACCCTAGATTCATAACCTTTGATCACTATTCCGTCCGTATTAGCGCTCACTACAGTAAACCCAGCAAGTTCAACATTTTCAATCAGCATGAGAAGCGCAAGTTGACCAGTGACAGTAGTTTGAATTAATAGATCGGGAGAATAGAGAACTGACCACTTGCTACCAAATTTACCAAATGATCCATTAATCATAATCTTCATAGCTTCATTGGTAACTTTATCGCCAGTGCGTTTAGCTTCAATACGTTGTGAAACAATACCCTGATAAACCTCAAGGAAGGCTTCGCCCATGTGAGCTGGATATAAGCTCTGATTCAAAATGATTGAAGGATAGTAACTGGTTACGTCGCGATCTTTTAAAAATACGCCCGCATTAGAGATATGGGAGCTACATGACTCATTACTATGTAAACCACCAATTCCCATAGTGTAAGTACCAGAGCCAATCCGAATACGCATAGACTCAAAAATTTGAGGCAGTTCAACAGAACCTTTTTCATTAATAGTGAATGTTGCATTTTTAATGATCTCCAATACTTGATTCATGCCGGGCGCGGTAAAACTAACGAATGAGGGAATACGATACTTAAAGCTGTAATCAGGGCTAATATCAGGGCGGTAAATCTTACGGCCAACTTTCTTTTGCACCTCTTGACGAATCACCGCTTCGGCAATCTGAGCGTCAGACTTAGAACGTAAGTCAATATTGTATTTTGCGCTCATGGCCACACGCAGATCAATCTGAGGCTTGAGCTGACGGTACATGTCGATTGTCGTATTCAAATCATTGATACAGTAATCTTTAATCACTGGGCGATCAGCAGGCTCAATATTTTGAAAAGGATCAATAGGTAAGTCTTGCAATCGCTGTGAGTGCATACGCCCACCATAGAGTTTCAAGCCAACCATTCCAGGGGCAACTTCAATAAGATCAATGTGATCGGGGTTAAATTCAGCACCGCCATACATTGTCTCTAATTCCCAAGGGCGCATATTCTCAACAATAATTGAGTCACTAGCTTTCTTTAAATACTCATTATCAGCATGAGCAAAGAAAAGCCGTAGTAAAGGAATATCGTAATTAATGCCGTTAAAGCTAATGAGTTGTTTCGTCGTAAGACTCGTCTTAATGCGCTCATAATCAGGTTCTATTCCTGGATAAAATTCGTAGGCTTCAATTTGACCTGAGTAAACATTCTTGAGTGCTATCAAGAAATAATTTCGATAGCACTCAAGGTCAAACACCCAAACTGGTGGGACTGGGATCATCCTTGCATCATTCCATGCTGGATCAATAACGCATCAGTCCAACCGGCAGCAATCATTGCTTCATAAGTTGCACCTTGAGCTGGCGGCAACATTACACGCACTGGAGCTGCTGGGGGTGCAGCAGGCACAGGTGGTTGTAAGAACGCTGGATTAGGTACTGGCATTGGGGCAGGCGCGTATGCAACGGCAGCAGTAGTAACTGGGGCTGGCGCAGGCTGAGCTGGAGGCGTGAACGCCGCTGGCGGTGTAGTTGTAGCACCTGCTGGTAATGGAGCTTGACCAAATCCTACGCTACCTGCATCGGGACCAACAACGATTTCAGGGCCGTAAGCAGATAACGCAACCATGCTGTGATTAATATACACGCCTGGATTTTGATTACTACCGTTACCATCCACATCGCCGTTTACCTGAGCAAAGTAACCGAGCTTAACAGCATCAGGTTCAACGATTGCTTGGCTACCGTCATTGTTATAAATCTTTGGCGCAAACCCACTAGAGAATGAGACTACCCAGTTACCTTTATAACCTTCGCGAGTAATTGGAGCAATTCCCTTTTTGTTAGGGATAGTGGAGTCACCATCCACAACTTTCCATGCAAATGAAGGTGCTTGGCAAGCCTGTGGGAAAGCCTCAGAACCAACTTTATAAATTGTTGCGCCCCATGGTGTTTGACTCCAATGAGTTTCACCAGGGTTCTTAGGAATTGCTAATGCAAAAAAGTAAGTAACCTTTGGTTGACCGGCATTAGGGCCAGACTTAACTACTAATGGTTTGCCGTCAGCGTCAGTTGTTTGTGGCTTATACAAGGAGCCCATTACTAAGCGTCCTACTGGGGTAGTGAAATTAGTTCTTTCCATGATATTTATTCCTCGATTGAATTAAGTTCGTTTTGAATCTTGCGTTGAATATCTATTAAATCCGAACGCAAAAGGGTTTGCTCAACGTGAATCTTCTCACGCTCGTCGTAGTCCATACCTGCCACATTGCGTTGCTGATTGGCATTAATGGTTGATAAGGTTGCGTATTCTAGCTTAGCTAGTTCAGCAATTCGTTCTCTTTTAGTACTCATGATTGCTCCTTAAAAATTAAACGGGCGCGGTTCAAATCATCTTCAACTAACTTGATCTCACCCTTTGGGGTTTCGCTATATTGACTTACGATCTCTGCTGACAATCCAGCTTTGATCGCTTGCTTTGGAGTAATAGCTGAAGGCTTAGCGATATTCACACCCATCATCTGACCTAAAGCTAAAACCTCATCAATAGGTTTACTCCATTTCTCTCTACCCATACCTTGCTCAGTGCGCCATCCAGCGATCGGCGTACCTTGTTTTAGTTTGGCTAGTACTTCGTTCTCCAACCCACTCTCACGGGCTTTGAGAATATCAATTGCCCGCTTGATCTTGCGTAACTCCCAACTTTGGACATTAGCTGGTAAATCAAACGGTGCATTGACCACGCTCATTTCAACTTCATGTAATGCTTCACGTTGAAGGTTAGTACACGCATGACGGGCTGAGCAATCGCGGCACTCAGGGCCGGTACGAACAGGGCAATCAGGCTTCATCGATTCAGACTCAGACTTTTGCAAGCGAGTCATGTATTTAGCCAACTCGTCAGGTGTTACTTCCCAAGTCCGTACAGGTCCTTCAGGGTGGTAGCAACGTGGCTGCACAATCGTTAAGCGAATCTTTTTGAGATCATTGCGAAATACTTTGATGTGATCGCACACGCCGATTGCATATTCAAGCAATTGCCAATTTTCAAATACATCAACGTAGCGATGACCAAACTTGTAATCAACAACATCGATAATCTTATTCTCGTTATCGTATGACCAAAAGTCAGGTGTACCAGAGCACTCAGAGTGAACTGAATAAATCGTCAGCCATTGCTCAAAGCCGCATTGAATAGACTCAGATCGTTTGAAAATATCTTGAATAACCTCAACCCACAAATCAGCACCTTCAAGCATTTCTTCAGTATGACCTTCAGGTAATGGCGCGTTACCAAATACCGCCTGGTTTACTAAATGCGCAAGAGTGCCTTCCAGTGCGCGTGGATCATCTTCAGCTTGTGGGTACGTCGCTTCCATTACCCGTGAGCCAGGACATTGCATACGACGTGATGCAGAGCTGGGGGCTAATATGGCGTGTACGGTCATAGTGCTAATCCCAAAGCTGTGGCCACTACAGGAACTAAATCAGGGCGTGAAGCCAACATTGGTAATGAAGGTAAACCTGCTGCTTGAACTGCCGCGCCAATTGCAGCTTGATCCAAAGTCTTAGCTGCAAACGCCGCTGTGATCTTTTGCATCAACTTAGGAAAAGTAATCTGCTCAGAAGGGGATGCACCAGTCGCAGTACCAACCTGGGGGATCTCCGTAGGCAACGTAGCCGCTGGGGGAGCAGGGGGCGCGACAGGAGGTGCAAAAGGGGGTGGTGGCACCTGTGCTGCTGGTTGCGCAAACACTTGAGCAGGTGGAGGTGTCAATGGTGTTGGTGGTACGACTTCAGTTGGAGCCATACCCATCGTTTGACGCAATTCGTTCAATACGGCTGAAACAATATCGTCGTCCACACCGCGACGCATTTTCCAATTACCATCTTGAGTCTTACTGCGAGTACTCGCATGAATACGGCCATCCCAAGGTAAGCCTGACGCATCAACATCAATACCAGAAGCAACAGGTACTTCAGGTAATTGTGGTGCTGGATCAGGGTCAACATGGCGATCTTCTTTTGTTGCAGGTGCTGGTACTGATTGATCAAAGCCAATCTTCTTAGCAATAAATTCCAATGCCATTACAACATCGCTATGCTTCATTTCTTCAATATTTGTAAGGGTTATAGACGTACTCATATTTACTCCTTTGGTTAAATTTAATTTACAAAACTACTTGACACGGATGCAGAATAAACGATAATGACAGCATCGTCAATAACTTTTAATAAATATTTTCATGACCGAATTAAGGCCATTCCAAGCACAAGCGAAATTTGAGATTTACTCAGCGTGGGCGTCGGGCAGCAGAAATACACTATTGGTCATCCCTACTGGGGGTGGCAAAACTGTCACGTTTAGCAACATCATGTCCGAAGAGCAGGGCGCGTGTGTGGCCATTGCGCACCGTCAAGAATTAGTCACTCAGATTAGTCTAGCACTTGCCCGCTATGGTGTTCGCCATAGGATCATTGGCCCTAAAACAATCGCTAAGACCTGCACACAGATTCATTTAGCTGAATTGGGGCGCAACTTTGTTGACCCGCTTAATAAACACGCTGTAGCGGGGGTTGATACTCTTATTCGCATGCCCGCCGATGACCCTTGGTTTAAGCAAGTGGCCCTTACTGTGACCGATGAGGCGCATCATGTCCTACGCAAAAACAAGTGGGGGCAAGCAATGGCAATGTTCCCTAATGCTAGAGGTTTAGGGGTGACAGCCACACCTTGCCGGGCTGATGGGAACGGGCTTGGCAGTCATGCCGATGGTCTTTTTGATTACATGATTGAAGGTCCTACCATGCGCCAATTGATCAATGAAGGATGGTTGACGGAATACCGCATATTCGCCCCACCTTCAGACATTGACCTATCAGCAGTACCTTTATCAGCTTCAGGGGACTTTAGCCCTCCAAAGCTCTCTAAAGCAGTCCATGAGTCTCATATTGTTGGTGATGTGGTTGCACACTACATCAAGATTGCAGGCGGCAAGCTAGGTGTGACTTTTGCAGTGGATGTGGAGTCAGCTCAAGAGATAGCCACAGCGTATCGATCTAAGGGTGTTGAGAGCCAGGTGGTATCAGCTAAGACCCCTGACACTCTACGGGCTTCCATCCTTCGCAGGTTTGCGGCCGGTGAGATCAAGCAGCTAGTAAACGTAGATCTATTTGGGGAAGGCTTTGATCTGCCCGCTTTAGAGGTCGTCTCTTTTGCCCGCCCCACCCAGTCCTATTCGCTCTATTGTCAACAATTTGGACGCGCATTGCGCATCAAAGAGGGTAAAGATCGGGCAATCATCATTGATCATGTAGGGAACGTACATCGCCACGGGTTGCCCGACGCTTATCGCGAATGGAGCTTAGATCGCAGGGAGCGCAGATCTAGGGGTACTATGGATGGGGTAATCCCTATTAAGACTTGCCCTAAGTGCGTATCAGCCTATGAGCGTATATACAAGGCTTGTCCCTATTGTGGATTTGAGCCTGAACCGGCGGGAAGATCGACCCCCGATGAGGTTGATGGTGATTTAATGGAGCTTAGCCCCGAGGCTTTAGCTAAAATTCGTGGTGAAATAGACGCTCAGCCGACTTTTCCCTATGGTGCTGGCCCTGAAGTGATTGGGGCTATCAAGAAGCGCCACCGAGAAAAACAGGAAGCTCAAGTTGCTTTACGTGAGGCAATGGCTATCTGGGGTGGTGCAAGAACAGAGCAAGGTGAGGATATACCTACTGCGCAGCGCAGGTTCTATCACACCTTCGGAATTGATGTATTGACGGCTCAAACTTTGAATCGCAAAGAGTCGGAAGAACTTTTAGAGAGGATCAGTAAATGAAGCCGCGCATCAAATTTATAAACGGTCAATGGTTTTGTGGCCTTACCGTTACTGACAATAAAACATGGCTCACTTGCCAATGCCGCGGATCATCAATGATTGAGGCTTATCAAGATTGGAACTTGATCGCTCAGATCCCAGCTTTATGCAATCCGTTTGCTTACTTGGGGATGGCGCAATGAACGAAGCCGAGATTCAAAACAAAGTAAGGCTTGAAGCCTCAGAATTAGGTATGCGCTTGTGGCGCAACAACGTGGGCGCGGGCAAGTTGGAAAACGGCTCATTCATTCGCTGGGGATTGGCCAATGATTCCAAGGCCGTCAACGAAGAGATTAAATCAGGTGACTTGATTGGCATTAAGCCAGTTGTCATCACGCAGGACATGGTAGGAAGTGTGATCGGTCAGTTCATTTCAAGAGAATGTAAACGATCCGATTGGAAGTTTAATCCCAACAATCCACGGGATCTAGCACAGATGAAATGGGTTGAATTAATTTTAATTCTTGGCGGTGACGCGAAGTTTACAACAGGTGAGTTATGAAAGTTAGACGCGGAGAAGAGGTACGAAAGTCCGAGATATTAGCGGCAGCATTAGAGCTGGCGCATGACATCGGTTATCAGAAGATCACACGGGATGCACTTGCCATCAAGGCTTGTTGTTCAACGGGATTGATTACGACTTATTTTGGAACGATGAATCATTTACGCCGCGCCATTATTAGTCATGCGATTGCTAAGCATGATCTACAAGTGATCGCCCAGGGCCTCACAGCCAATGAATCTAAAGCTCATCATGCCAGTGAAGAGCTTAAACGTGCCGCGATGGAACACACGCTCATGATGGGACAAGAATAATGCTACCTGCCGCACTTCAACCTTTAAATGCTTACCGGCAATTTATTGTCTATAAGCTCGTACCCAGCTCACGCCCAGGCAAGATGGATAAGATGCCAGTCGATTGGCGCACAGGTAATGTGGCCGACGCGCACGATCCAGCGATTTGGACTGATTACGATACCGCTTATGCTTGCGGTAACGGCCAAGTCGGATTTGTCTTTACTGATAACGATCCGTTCTGGTTCGTTGATATTGATGAGTGCTTGCTACCTAGTGGTTGGTCGCCACTTGCTCAAGAGATATGCAACCTACTGCCAGGCGCAGCCATTGAAGTTTCCGTATCGGGACGCGGGCTGCATTTATTTGGTACCGGCCAAATTCCACCACATAAGACCCGTGGTCCATCGGGATCTGGGATCGAGCTCTATCACACGGGTCGATTTGTTGCGCTTGGCAATCCCGAAGGTACTACCGGCAACGCCTTGCATGATTGCACCGCTGGCATTACCGAGTTAGTTAACCGCTACTTCCCTAAAACCGCTGAAGAGTTGCAAGAAGCTACTTGGTCATTGGGCCCCGTTGAAGAGTGGAGTGGTCCAGTTGAAGATGAGCAATTGATCTCCCATGCCTGCAACGTGAAGAGCTCAACCAGTGTATTTGGTTCTAAGGCAACATTCAAAGACTTATGGGCTGGTGATGCCGCCGCATTAGGTAAGTCTTATCCCGATGGTGCCGGTCGCCCTTACGATGAGAGTACCGCCGATGCTGCATTGGCTCAACATTTAGCGTTTTGGACAGGTAAAGATTGTGAGCGCATGAAGCGCTTGATGCTGGCTTCAGGGCTCAAACGTGATAAGTATGATCGCGAAGATTACCTGCCGCGCACTATTTTGCAGGCTGTGGCCAAACAAAAGGAAGTATGTAAATACAAGGCAGTTGAAGATAATAAGCTCGTTGTCAAAGCCCGTGATGTTGAAGGTGAGACCTATATTCATCCCGACGCGCAAAAGCTACTATTTGATGGTTGCGTCTATGTTTCTGACGCTCATGCCATTTTGATGCCGGGTGGTCACATGCTTAACCAATCGCGCTTTGATGCTATGTGCGGTGGTTATTCATTTGTACTCGATAAGAGCAATACCAAAACTACTAAATCAGCATGGGAAGCCTTCACGCAATCACAAGCCTTACGCTTTCCTAAAGTGCATGCTGGGGAATTTGTACCATCGCGCCCCGCTGCTGATATTTGGAGCCGTGGTAATCGGATCTACGTCAATACCTACAGTGAAATCTCAACCCCTAGTAAGCGCGGCAACCCCACACCCTTCTTGCAACACCTACAAAAGATTCTCCCCAACGAGCATGATCGTCAAATCATTCTGGCCTACATGGCCGCCGTCGTTCAATATCCAGGTGTTAAATTCAAGTGGGCGCCACTGATTCAAGGCGCTCCTGGTAATGGTAAGACACTGCTGTCCCGCTGCGTTACTGAAGCGGTCGGGCGCGAATACTGCCACACGCCAAAGGCTAAAGAGTTATCGAGCCGCTTTAATGACTGGCTTGAGGGTAGAATATTCATTAGCGTTGAGGACGTATTCATTGGTGAGCACCAATCAGAGCTTGCAGAAGCCTTAAAACCGATGCTCACTGACGATTGGATCGAGATTGAGGGTAAGGGTGGGGCAAAAGCGTCACGGGCTGTTTGTGCCAACTTTATCCTCAACTCGAACCATAAGGATGCTGTTCGCAAGACCCGCGATGATCGCCGCTTAGCAGTGTTCTATTGCAAGCAGCAAACCTATGAGGACATTAAACGGGATGGCATGGCTGGTAGCTACTTCCCTGACCTGTATTCATGGCTTAAGCGGGACGGCTATGCGATTGTGACTGAGTACCTTCAGACTTATCCAATTCCCGCTGAGCTCAACCCAGCAGGTGATTGCCACCGCGCCCCCACTACTTCGAGCTTTGAAGAGGCTTTGATGGAGTCGGCTGGACGCTTAGAACAAGAGATTCAAAACGCAATTGAGAATGAACGGATCGGTTTTAGGTGTGGCTGGATTAGTTCACACTTCCTAGATGAGTTGATTAAGCAAGTAGGCGCGGAACGTCAATACCCACCCAATAAGCGCCGGGACCTACTCAAAGCTATGGATTATGTACCGCACCCAGGGTTAAGTAACGGTCAGGTAAATAACGCGGTGAGCCCCGATGGATGCAAGCCGCGCCTATACGTCAAAGAGAATCATCCGAGCTTTAGTAAGAGTGGCCGGGTTGTCGCTGATCAATACAGTAGCGATCAAACCCAGCCATCCCACCTCAAAGCTGTGGCGGCGTAACGCCGGTCATTAATAGGAAGAGATTGTATTTAGCCTGGGGCATGTTACGTGTCCCAGCTTCCCACGCCTGCCAAGTAGATAAGGCTGCGCCTATCATCATGCCTGCTTGAGTTTGCGTTAAGCCTGATTGCTTGCGCACTTCTTTAATGATTGATGGGGTCATGAGCTAAATCCTGAAAGGCGCGGGCTAAAACTAAACGTTGCTTTATAGGGCGTTGTAGTACCCATGGTCATCGCCCGAAGATTCCAGCCCAAATTAATATAAATGCACTTGGTTGAGCTGATCTGCTTAACCCATACCCATTGGAATAGGCCATTGGACTTAACCATCACTGATCCAGCCACACCTCGCGAACCATCCGATACTGCGTTATTACCTGAGATCGTATAGGTCGCATCGGTCAATATACGCATAGCAAAGCAAGGCAATGGGTTACGAATAAGCCACTTCACCATGCTCAGATAACTAGTACCATTAATCGATTGGAAGGTACTATCGCCGTACAGTGAGTTATCCCAAGTTTGAAACCATGAAAGCCAGTTAGGCAAGCGTGGCCCAAATCCTGTAGCTGAATTGTTATCGATTGGCCCAAAAACACTTGAGGCAAACAATGGCAAGATTAAAGCCAACGGGTAGGACACAATGTAGGCAAGCACTAACTGGACTGGGACGATGAGGATATAGAGTAAGTAGATCATTTGTAGCTCCTTGGTAATGGTAAAGGTGGGGGTAAGTAATACGGTTGCGTTGGTTGCGGTGCCGGAGTACTTTGAGTGTAGCCTAAAGGCTTACCGGCGGCATTAGTGTAGTAAGTCGTATCACCATAGGTTGTGGCTGTACCCAAGGGTGTACCTTGTGCATTGCTGATGTTCACAACTTGACTAGGCGGTTGACTCCATGGGTTTTGGGGTGGGAATAAAGCCTGCGCATGGCATGAGGTTCCCCATGAGTAACCAATAATTACAAATATTAGTAGTCTCATTTTGATGCCTCCAATGTAACCATTCCCATAAACGGAATAGGCTCGACTTCTTGTGATGGTTCGCGCTTACCCCCAGTGACTAAGCTAGGGATAACCCTAAACTGCTCAACGCGGTTCTGCATGGGGTGAGGTGTGGGTTTATACGGTTTGCTGTTCATTTAATGCTCCTTTAAAGTTGGATCTAAAGCGGTTGACATAAGGTTTTACTACTTCGTGAAAATCAATCTCTCTAAGCTCAGCGATAGTGCCGGTGGACATATAGGCTTGAAGCTCATCTTCAAGCACGTCATCGTGATAACCCATATTGGACAGCGCTTTAAGCATGCGCCCATAGTCAAAGCAATCATTTTCTTTAAACGTCTTTAGGATCGCCCTGGCCATCTTGTGATAGTTTGAATCGAGATACCACAGGGCATGGGCTAGTTCATGGTTGACGGTATCGTTATCGCCTATCAGAGTGCCAATGACATAGAAGGGGGCGCGAATGTCTAGCTCATCTTCCATAATGGCAATGAGATCTTTTTCATGCTTAGTACGCTCCCAAGGTAGCCATTTGCGCCACACTTTGTCATTAAAGTTGTAGCCCTCCCATTCTTGAAAGTAAGTGATCGCGCCCTTAGAGTCCATGTGAGCGTAAATAAAATCCGCAAAAGAGGCGGGGACCCCCTTAATGTTGGCTAATTTAGACTCATGGAACTCCTGCACTCGGCAAAAGCACAGGGATAGATCGCTTTTGTTCTCAAACTGAACCAAAAGGCATTGCGGTATCGGTTTAATAATTTGTATCATACGGTTGACCTTTCATAAAATGATTTCAAAAGTGTCCTCGAAAACCTTGTAAATGGGTACTGGAATTTTTTGGAGTTGTTTTACGCAAAGGGGTCTCCCCCTCCGTCTATCCACCCCACACCTTCAACCAACGCCCGCCACAATACACGCAACGCCCAAAGTGCCGCCGCCATTATTAAGGCGCCAAATATAAAGCCGACTACCCAGCTAATGAGTTGAGCGATCATAGGACGATATCCAAGGCTTCTAATAGTTCCTGGTAGGTTTGGCTTGTGGTGTCAATTGTGGCCGTGACGTCATCGTCTGAGTCCCTTGTGCTGGCCTCTATTTCATCTACTAAAGCCTGAGCGGCCGCCCTAAGTGCTACTAGTTCAGCTATTAAAGCCGCCCCCTTTACGTCACCCGCAGCATATAGGCGGGCCTCTTCGTGTGCCAATTGCATGTTAAAACCTCCAATTTTCAAGGGTGAGCTCTTCCCTCACGTTTACACGTGAATAGGCGTGAGTTACCCCATAAGGGCGTACACCCTTAAAACCGGGCAAAATTACCCGCCGTAAACCCCCAGCCGTGAGGGCTTAGAGCTGATAGTTTTAGGTTAAGAGCTCAACCTTACCGCCAACGCGCCGGGCGAACTTATCGGCCGCTTTACGCGTGGCGAACTCCATCGAGCAATGATCGCGGGTTACGCGGTCAACATAATGCACAAGCCATCTAAGAGTAATCATAGGAAGCGCCCCAATAAGTAACCGAAGCCCAGCACAAGCAAGAAAACGCCCAGCCAGTCGGCCAAGGCGTGAAATTGAGCGGAGCGGCTAGACTGACAGCGCCATAAGCCGGTTGCATAATCAGCCGTTTTAAAGGCTTCGGCTACGCTTGAATAGGTGCGCGGCTCGTCGTGGTAATTGTGGATCATGCTTAGTCCTTTGCAAAACTGGCCTTAAATTCCCATTGTGGCCGCTCCAACTTGGCCGCCGCTACTGCATCCCTACAGGTTTTGTAAGCGTTAGTGCTCCAGGCGTACCAGAGCCCACTAGGCTTTTTATAGTAAACATGAATTTTTCGCTTATACACTTTAAAGTCGGTTCTCATAATTAAACCCCCAGCAATGCAGTTGCAAACATAGCGCCCAAAACTGAGGCTATGACGATAAATAAGGTAATTTCTAATAGTTTGCGCATGATTAAACCTCCTGATCATTTAAAAGAGTGCGGCCTTTTACGGTGCGCACGTTTGCCCCCAGGGCGCGGAGTCGGCTCTTAGTTGTTGGAGTTGGCCAACGGTGAAGGGTTTGACGATTTACGGCCAAAGGCGCGGCGGTTTGATCGTGCCAATATTCGGCTATGAGGTTCCCATGTAGATATATTTCACTTCTCGCGCCGTGTGGATTACCTGATTCATTAGCGGATATATAAAAGACGGCGGTATTATCTAAGCGCCAGTCCTTTTTAGTCATTACCGCTTCGCGCATTGCTTGCTCTATTTTTCTCATGATTAAGCCGCCTCTCTTTTAGAAAACTCTAATCCGCGGATAAATGATTGCAGGTCGTTATATAGTTCCCGCTTAGTGCGTGTCCCCATTCCAACCGGAGTAGAAACGCCGCCGCCTTCATTACTCATACGGTGAACATTCACCCCACCATAAGCGTGATATAGATGAAAATTACCTACATTGGCCACGCTCTTATTATCGGTGCGTGTGTATGGTGTCATCGGGCTATCAGTCAGTTTATTAATGTAGTCAACTAATGACTCTAATTGTTTCTCTGTGATACGTTCCATAATCTTGATTCCTTGTTTTAAGTTAAATTAACTGTGAATTGGTGAAGCTGCTACAGTTCCTATTATACATACATTGTAGGTAATGCAACAAGTATCTTATAGGGATAAACCCTAATAGAATCCACCTCACACTTTTACGCACCTTACACCTTAAAGGGGTTCGAGTTGCCCGCTAAGCCAATAACTATAAGGGTTTAGTAGGGTTTTACCTTTTACCTCAGAGCCGCTATACCCCCTCCCCCTACCCACCTCCTACACCCCTCTACTACTATTATATATATCTTATATTCTATTATTTATAAAAGGTAAAAAGGTAAAAAGGTAATAGAGTAATAGAATCAAGGGGTTAGCTCACCTCATCGAACTTACCTCGAACTGTAAGAACATGAGAGTGTGAGGTAAACCGTGAGTGATCAACGTCAGCGTGAGGATTATCAGCACTCTAAGGCGGTGAGTGCTAATGAGTGGGTACGAACTATCACCCCCAGTAATTGCCCCGCCGCGCCCGCCAG